GCTTCGCGTCGCAGGGGCCTCGTTGAACGTGAAGTCGACCTCGTTGCTGACCTCAGGCCCGTTCTTCACCGCTACTTTCACAACGTCTGGCCCGTGCCAGACGTCCATGTTGATGCCGGTCGACAGCTTGCCATCAGCAAACGTCGTCGGCTCGTCCTGCCCGGCAAACACGATCACACTGTCGGCGAAGAAATTATCGCCAGAGACGTACATCGTGAAAGAGGGCTCACCGAGTGTGCACTCGCTCGGATCGAGCGAGGTAACGCTTGGCTTGGGCACTGTCGTGCCCTGCGGCAGCGGCAGCGACACGGTCTGCGGCTCGTTGACCGAGACGGTGTAGGGGAACGGTGTGTCTGTCATGAGAATGTCCAGTTGACGGTTAGAGTGGTCACGACGCCGCCCGTGATGACGTAGACCGGCCAAGTGCCAGCCGTGGGGCGTTTGGCCGTCGTTGCGGTGATGTTGGTCGCCGACACAAACGTCGTCGGATACGAGACGCCGTTGACGACGAGCACGCTCTGCCGGGTGAAGTTGGTGCCGGTCGCCGAGCAGGTGCCGGTGCCGCCGCCGCTGGCGATCGTCGCGATCGATGTCAGCGCCGGATTAGTCGCTGGTGACAGCGTCGAGGCGTGCGAAGCGTTCGGTCCCGCGGCGATCGAGGCCGCCGTCAGTGCCGGCCCTACGCCGTACATTTTGCTGGTGTCCTGCGTACCGCCGCCAGGATAGCTGTAGGTGATGTTGCCGGTTGCGGTCGCTGATGTCTCAGTGCCCGCGGCCTCGTGTGGGACGCTGGTCGAGGCGGGGACTGCACCATTGGAAGCGCCGGGATAGGTGTTCTCAGTGCCGCCCGACGTCGCGCCCGTACCCGACGCCAGTGCCGCGGTATTTGCCGCGAACGTGCCGACAGCACCCGCGGCGCCATCATCGAAATACGGCGGCGGGTTAGGATTCACACCCACGCCCGGCATGGTCTGATCGGGCCTGCCGTTGACATCCATGTCAAACATATTGGCGTAGTTGACCTTGGTGAAGTTGGGCACGTTGGGCGGCGACGCGCCCGTGCAGCTCATGTTGGTCGGCGGGGTCGGCGAAGGCGGCGTCACAGTCAGGGCAGATTGGGCCATATCACTCTCCTTGGTTGAACTCAGTTACCATCGTTTAAGATATACGCGAGCATGTCCAAATCGCAGTACGCCGGGCTGTACGGTTGGAATGTCGTAACCTGTAGAGATGCGCGATAACTCAAACACGCCGGTTTCTACTTTTAGCGTGTGATGCCAAACATATCCAGTTGCCTGGCCGGTTAGGGTAATCACGCCCGTCGCGACAGGTATCGTGTAGCCCTGACTGAACAGGATCGGCTCACCCGACAGCACAATGCCGCCGGGCAGAACGGTAAGCTTTTGACTGATGCCGTAGGTGAGATTTACAGCGGTTCCGGCGAGGGTGAACGCGCCCGCCGTTGCCAGCACCTTATGTGTGTAGCGCAGCGTGACGGTTTTGCCGGAAAGCGCGTATGCACCCGTCGTTGCCACCAGCTTGCGGGCGTAGCGCAGCGTGACGTTCTGGCCTGCGAGCGTAACCGTGTTCGGCAGTGTCGCCAGCCTACGGGCGTGGAACAGCGTGATGTTTTGCCCAGCCAGCGCAAACGTGCCCGTCGTCGCCAGTAGCTTGTGGGCGTAGCGCAGCGTCACCGGCTGACCGGCAAGTGCAAAGGTGCCCACCGTGACCTGTAGCTTGCGGGCGTAGCGCAGCGTGACGTTCTGGCTTGCCAGCGCAAACGCGCCCGGTAGTGCCGACAGTGTGTAATTGATGGCTGCCAGCGTATGGGTCAGCGTGACATTCTGACCGGAGAACACAATTGCGCCGGTAAGGGCGAACCCCTTGCGAGCGTAGACCAGCCTGATCGACTGCCCGGCAATCGTGAGCGCGCCGGTCAGCGCCTTTAACTTGTGGTCATAACGCAGTGTGACCGGCTGGCCTGTGAGGACAACCGCACCTGTCGAAGCAATGGCCTTATGGGCGTAGCGCAGCATGACGCTGGAGCCGGACAGGGCAAACGAGCCCGCCGTCACCGTCATGACGTAGTGAGTGGCACCCGCTGTATAGGTCAGCGTGACATTCTGACCAGCGAGAGTAAATGTCCCGGTTAATGCTGACAGCGTATAGTGCGCGACGCCCGATGTTGTCGGCTGCGAAACATAGCCGGTCAGCAGAAAGTAATCGCGGGTCTCGTCATCAGAAACATATCCGCTGGGGAAACCAGAATGCCCGCTGACGAAATAATCACGGCTCACGATGTTGCTCCTGCAATCATCATGTGATCACCGGCTTCGGGTCAAAGTACGGTGTTATAGATGGTTTTGAGACCATGATATAAATGGTGATCGGACCTTTTTCCTGCGGCGTGATGGTGACGCTCATGGCAAACGACAGTGCAGCCCCGCCCCATCCACCGGCACCTGCCGGATAGGTCGTTCCGGGATCAAGGCTTGACGTGACGCCGCTGCTCGCGCGCGATCCGAGCGGGAAACCGGAAGTGCCAAAATAGTCAACTTCCATCCAGACTTCTCTATTGTTCGGAATGGCACCGCCTAATGCCGCTTCTATCGTGACCGTGATCGGCGAGCCGACTGTTTCGTTCCAGATTGAAATCGGCATACACTCAAAAACGGTCACCCAATTAGCCGTACTGGTGGTGATGACACTCCATGAGAGGGGCGTTGTGCCGTCCGTCGCGCCGCCACTGCGAAGATACGCCGTGGAGGTCGTTTGCCGCCCCGCCCTAGTTATTTTTTCCGAACGATAATTAGTGTCGATGCTGTCAACGCGAATAGACGTAAATTCCATTGCACCGATGCTGGGTATGGCGCCAGTCTGCAACATGGTCATGGTCGTGCTTAATTTGCAGCCCTTCAGCACTGCCGTAAACATCACGGTGCCGGTCACTTGCAGAACCGCCTTGCCGCTGGTCATGTTGTTGAAATCGGCTCCTTCTATGACGAGGTGACCTGACGATGTGCCGGGGACAAACAGGTTAGTCGGAATGGTCGCGCCGACGATGAAGGCAATGCCATCGCAACGAATATACATGCGGCCAATAGGAACGATGGTTTGCGAGACACTGCCAAACTGGACCGTGGTGTCTTTCAGTATGGAGATGGCTCCCGAAACACCGATGGTAATGCGCGAAGCGGTAGAGGTTGCAGTAAGCCGCAGCGAGGATTTCACAAATTTCCACACGACCGCAGAACCACCAACGGTGATGCTGGCGGGTGACGTGCCTGACCCTGCCTGAAAAATGATGCCGTAACACTCCGCCACCGATCCCATCAAATTGATGTTGCTGGCAACCGTCGTCGATACCGTTGCCGTCTCGCGCAGATCGGCCACGACTGGCGGCACAGATCCGCCGGTGCGCCGCACACAATAGATGAAGCACGGGTTGGCCTCTGTCCCCGGCGATGTGTATGTCGTCGTCACCGCCGCGGTCTCGACGTGATCGTCGGCGACGAAGAACGTATCGCCCGCCGCCTTGGCCGTCAGCGCTGTGTTCAGACGCAGATAGGCATTGGTCCAGTCGGCCCCCGTGCCCGCCCCTCCCGCGCCGTGATAGACGTACCAGTTTGCCATTGGCTCACGTCAGCGTCAGCACGCCGTTGGTCGGATCAGCGTCGTAGGTGAAGGTCTCGGTGTCACCCAGCGTAATGCTCGACGCATAGTCGTAGTAGCCGATCAGCTTGTTGGAGGCCGATGAGTTGTACAGAATGGCGTACCTGAACGGCCCGATACCGCCCGCGGTTGCAGTGAATACGCTGTCGGGCAGCACCAGCTTGAACACGCCGGCAGTTGTCGTTGCCGACGTCAACGTGATCGAGTTGCCGCCAGCAGTGTAGTTGTTGGCCGCGGCAGGCGCAGGCGCCACCGTCAGGTTCCACACCGTGTCGGTCGCAGGTGTTGGTGCGGTGTTGGTCAGCGCCAGCTTGTAAGTTGCGGTCTTGAGGTTGTGACCGCCAGCGGCGATCTCGTCGATGAATGAATTGTATTTTACGAATGCCGCTGTAGCCATTTGTCAGTCCTCTCGTTTGTCTTGCCGGGCCAGAGCGCCCATCGCTGCTGCACCACCAATGCCGTACATTGGGATCTCCTTCTTGATCACACCGCGCGTGACGATCTCCTCGATCGGCATGCCCGTCAGGCGGTGTGTCGTCTCGATCGAGCGGTTGATCTGATCAATCATCGGGCCTTCGTATTCAAACTGAAACGGTTCGCTGTTGTGCCCGATGCCTGGCTTTGAGCGTTTCGCAGCAGCCGCAGCAGCTTTCGCCTCGGTCTTGAGCGCCTTCAGCCCGGCCCAGCCGACATCCTGGAACGCGCGCGGATCGGCGCCGATCTTGGCCGCCTCCTCGCGCAGGATGCGCGTTGCAGGACCGTACCATTCGGGGATGGTCATGCCAGGGAGGAAGGCACCCGACATCTGCTCGTCGATGACGCCCGCGTTCGGATCGCCGGCCAGGGCGTTGTCGAAGTCATACCGCTTCGGGTTCTTTGCCGGATCGAAGCCAACCATGCCCTCGTCGATGTATTTCTGTGCCTGCTTCATGTTGCCCGAAGCAAAGCGACCTCCGATCGGGAACGGCATCTCGTAAGCGCGCTGATCGACACGCAGCCCCTGCTTGTTGAGATAGCCTGCGTAATGCGACATCAGCCAGTTGTCGTAAGGGCTGGCGCCGCCGGTCGTCGCCGCCATCATGCCGCTAAATTCTTTCTTGAAGGCCTCCTTGCCGGCCACGGGACCAAGCACATCGACGTACTTGTCCTGCAGCTGTTTCATGAAATACCACTTCTCAGCGTTGGGCATGGACTGCCCCTTCTCGTAGCCCTCCTGCAGCCTGGCGCGCGCTTCCGGTGTGCCGTATTTCTCCATGAACTTTGCGTCCGTCACTGCCGTCTTGGGCGCGGCGGCCACGCCAGTGTCGACGAACGGTCCATAGTCGCTCGCAGGGATGTCGGCGCGCTTCGCCGGGTCGAAGTATTTCTCGTAGCCATGCTTATCCATCTCACGCTGGACCATGTTGCGCTGGTTCTGGAATTTTGCAGCTTCCGGCGTCAGCTTTTTCTCCAGGAAATAACCTGGATCTTCAGCACGGGCTAATGCCTCTTCCATCGAAGCGTAGGGGATCTCCCCCTTCTTCGGCGCGATCAGGTATTTGCCGGGGTTCTTTGGATCAGGCACCTTCTCCTTCAGAGCAGGCGGACCTACGCCAGGATACTGCTCGGCATACTGCGGATAGGTGCCCCAGATCTTCTCAGCCTTCTCGCGCAGCTTTGGATCAGCGTAGACGTTCGGTCGCAGCGCCTCCTGCACCTGCTTCGACATCGGCGACATCGCGCTCTCAAACTCTTCCAGCGACAGCACACCGCGCGGCGGCCCGCTCGAGATCTTCATGCCGCTGAGGATGCTGCCCATCGGCGGCTGCTTGCCGCCTCCCTTGATGCGTAGCGCCGCCTGCGCCTCGTTCGGCTCGATCGAGCCGCCAATCAGCGCAGCCGCGCCACGCAGCCAGTTTGGCCCCGGCATCATCAGGCTGACGTCGAGCGCCCCGCCTGGCGCCGCCAGGCTGCCCATCACCGTGCCTGCCGTGGGCTTCGGTGGCAGCGCGCGCCAGTGGCTGAACGGCATGTAGGACCGCTCCTGCGGCTCTGCAGGCGGCGCCGGCGGCCTGGGCGTGGGGAACATGCCAATGTTCGGCTCGTAGCCCAGCGGCGCCTCAGCGGCCTGCTGGACGTACAGCGGCATGTCCTCGCGACGTACCTGTGGCGCCTCCTCGATCGGCGGCTCAAAACCGTACATCGTGCTGTCAGCTAGTCCACCCATGCGTGGCATTACTGCGGCTCCTGATACTGGGTCTGGTCACCGATCGCGCCCATCACCGGAGCTGCGATCGCGCCGGGGACGCCGTACTTCTTGGTGATGTCGATGATCGAGGGGTCGAACACGACGTAGTTGCTGGTTAGCGGCTCCTGCCACAGCGCATTTTTATTGCTGATCTGCCGCCCGCGCGATCCCTCGTCGAGATATTTGATGCCGGGGATGCCGGCCTCGTTCAACGCCGCTGATGTTCTCGCTGCCTGTCCTCTATCGTGCAAACTATGATAAAGCTCTCTCCCGGTAATATCTCGTTCCAATACAGCTTTTTCAGCAGCGGCCATGTCTTCGATGGTTTTCAACACACTTGGTGACTGCGCCGCGATCGGCTTATCCCAGTCCAGCATCTGCGCCGGGTCGGCCTTGATGTTCAGCTCATAGGTGCGGGGGCCGACTGGTGCGCCGCTTTCGAGTAATTTCATGGCCTGTATCTGCGTATCCAACCACCTCGGCTCGCCGCCGCGATCGGTCGATTTTATTAACTTTTCAATGGCCTGTTCTCGGTCGAATTTACTCAAGGCAAGCGTCTTGGCTGCCATGCCTTCCGGCCCAGAAAACCTCGGCAAAAACTGGTTCCAATACTGCCCGCCCTGCCCCGACACCGCAGGGTTCTCCGCCGCATAAATCCCGTGCCCGTAAACCTGCGCGCCCTCGCCCGTGCCGATCTTCGACAGATCAAACTTGTCGAAGTCATGCGGCGACGAGTGATAGGCCTTGATGCCCATCACAGCCTTCGCTATGCGATCGCGCACACCCATCAGACTGGTCCCGTCCTTGGCTTATTCATCGCCATCTGCTGCTTCGCCGCTGCCGCCTGCGCGTTGCTCTGCGCCTTCACCTGCGCCGCCTGCATCGCAGCCTCGGCCTTCTGCCGCGCCAGGCCCATGTCCTGCTGCTTCTCCAGAATGTGCATCTGATGCGCCTCGCGATCGGTCGCCGCCTTCTGCGCCTGCACCTGCACCTTGCCGTCAGCGTCCTGCTGCTTGGCGCGCAGCTCGGCGGCCTTGATCTTCATCTCGTTGTCGAGCTCCCACTGCTTGTGCTGATCCTTTTGCAGCAGCTCAACCCGCTTGAACTCACCCGCCTGCTTCAGCTTTGCCTGCTCGGTCTGCTGCTTCATCTGCTCGATCTGGATCTGGATTTTGCCTTTCGCCGTCTCCGGGTCGTCGCCCTGCGGCTGCTCGCCCTTCGCCTTAAACTGCTCGATCATCTCGTCGATCGCGCCCTCGAGCGAGCGGCCCGTGCGATACGGCGCCGTGGCGAACTTGAGGATCTCACCGCAGAACTCCGCGGTCTTGGGCTCGCCCTGGATCATCTGCGACAGCTGCGGCAGCAGCTGCCCCAACACCTGCACGAACTCCGTGCGGCGCTGCTTCTCGGCGTTCTCATCCTGCAGGATGGTGCTGTCGGTCTCGATGTCGAGCACAAACGCTTTTGCGCGGTTGTCGCGCAAGAAGCGCATCACTTGCTCAATCGTCACCTCTTGCTGGATCTTTTGCAACTCCGTCGTTGCCTGCGTCATCATCTGCTGCGCCTGCTGCTGCTGATCCGGCGGCATGGTCTGCATCAACTGCTGGCCCTGCTGGATGCCCTGCACGATCTGCTGCATGCGCTGCTTTTGCATCTGCATAGTCGGAAGCTGCGTCTGGCTCATCTCGACGATGGTCGCATCCTGAAATTCTTCGGCAATAATTTCGGAAGTAATCTCGACGAGATCTCTGGCTAGCCGCACCATCTCCTGTTGTTTGTCCCTGATACGGGTAGAACCGTATTGCGTTTTCAGCTGTTGGGCACCCAGCGTCTCGTTTGGATCTGTCGCGCCACGCATTATGTCCGACAAGCCCATGATCTGATAAATATCCTCGATCACCTGTTTTCGCAGTGCCACGAGGCCAGTGATCGTCTGAGCGATCATGTCGATCGGTAGCCATAAAATCACCTCTTTGGTGCCGCCAAACGCGGCCCAATTGCTAATCGGCACCAGCACCCGGCCCGGCGTCTTGATGCTGATCGCTGTCTGTATCGCGTCGGCAATCTCGCCGCCGCCTGCCGGGTAGAACCCCTTCACCTCTAGCGCGTCACTCAGCGCGTGAATGCGTCCTGTTAGAAGGTTGATCTCCTCCAGCTGATCCTTGTACTGCAACACGTCTGGCACAGGCACCAGCGAGCCGCGCTGCACCGTGCCGTATGCCGGTTTGGGACAGGGATAAAAATTCTGGAGATCAAGGTGGGCGTCGTCCTCGTCGAGGATGTCCTCGACGCCTTCGGCGACCCAGACAACGCGTCGGCTTGGCTTGTGCCAGATCTCCCAGAACTTGGCTCGCTCACGGTTGTCTGCTCCCCCGATCGTCTTGCTCTCTTTGTCGACCTTGTAGTCAGCTTCTTGATAGGCGTCGCCACTGTATTTCTTGAAGCGATCTCGCGCCTCCGATCGCGTGAGATAGCTGGCGCCGGCGACCCACGTCACCTCACGCCAGTTGCGCGAGATGCTGTGAAGAAAGTCACGCCGGTTCTTGAAGTCGATGCAAACTTTCTCATGATCGTAGGATGAACCGTCCTTGCCGCTTTCATACCGGCACCAGGCAACGCCGCGGGAGGTCATAGACAAATCATCGCGCACCAACAGCATCAGGTCATTGATGCGCGCCAGATCAAACGCCACCACCGTGCAGCGCTCCATCACCTCGGATGCCTGTTGATACACCGGGCGACGGTCCTTGAATTTCGGCACGACGACGGGGATTGGTGGCTTCGCATAAACCGAAGGCTTTAACACCTCGCAATTCGCCCAGAACATCGAGAACTCTTTGTCACGCGAGAGCTGCGACAGCCGATCGAGGTTAGCAAACTGCTTATCAATGTTGTCGCAGTGCTTGTTCCAGCTCTCAAACGCGTCCTCGCTCTCAACCAAGAGATTGAGCCAGGCCTTCGCCGACTGCGGCTCTAACGCCGGGTTAAACTCGAGATCGTCATACCTGACGTCGTCCTCGATCGGCTTTTGGTCGTCAGCCATCACTGGGTTCCTCGCCCTTCTGTCGTAGTGCGGCAAACTTCTCCGCCATCTCACGCCGGTGCTGCCGGCGTGCCTCCGCCTGATTGCGCCGGCGAAGCTCCTCGTCCGTCTCCGTCATCGTCATCGGCACGACGAACGGTTTCTGATAGCGGTGATCGTATTCAGTCTCGTGTTCGAACGTCACGCCACACTTGTTACGCAGCATGTGGATCGCGTCGTGAATGGTCGCCTGGCGCACCAGGCCGGCCTGGTTGCCTAGCTTGCGTGTGTTGATCAGGTCATTCATGTGAAACTCAAGCAGGTCGACAGCCTGGCGCACCGCTTCCTCCATGCGCTCCTCAGCCTCTCGCCGCTCCTCCCTGATCGCCACCGTGTTGTTCCTCCTCAGCTTGGTCGCCTGGCCCTTCTTCGCCACCTCGTAATGGATCAGTTCACGCCGGTGCAGCGGCATATTCCGCATGATCGCCGCAATGCGCTTGTTGCCACGATCATGATCGCGATCAACCTCGGCGTCGTACTCAAACCTCGCTGAGATGATACTTCTGCCGCTTCCGAAGTGCCTCCCGTAGTTCATCTTCTTGGACATGGTGTAAGCCTTCTGGTTGTGATGGTCGTCATAGTCTGATGCCGCCACGCTTGTTCTCAATCGGCGGCGGTATATGCCAGCCTATCATGCGCGGCACCTTCACCTCACGCCGCGGCGCCGGCTTGTACGACATCGCTAAGTATCGGAACGCATCCGCGGCGTGCGACGTCCAGTCGTGCAGCGGCGTTGGCTTGAAGGTTTTCTTTTCTTCGTCCCACTCCCTGCGGTATTGCTCCAGGGCATCGAAGCCGCTGTGAGCACGCGGGTGAAACACGCATAGAGGCAATACTCTTCGTACAGCGTTAATCCCATCGTCAAGGGACGCCAAGGGTACGAGTATTGGGTGGAGGCCCAAGCTTGCCATCGTCTCAACTCGCGTGCGGCCTGATCCCCATTCTTTGACCTTGGCATCGTGCGGGACATAGTCGTCTCCATGCAGCCAGCCGTGCTCGTCGTGCTTCTTGTTGATCACGTCGCGGTAGTGCTCGACGCCGACGCCTTGCGATGAGTAGTGGTCGAGGATGACGATCTGCGCGCCCTGCGCCTGATAGAACCATATCGATGTGTCATCGCCCACACCCAGATCCCAAGCACGATGTACAGGTCGATCAGCCAAGGCCTCACACTCGAGGATGCGTCCTTCGTTACGGACTGCCGCCGTCTCCAATGCATAGAACGCTCCCAGCGTTGACGCAGTCCATGAGCAGTACAGCTCCTGCTCCATCAGCGCGCGGCCACCGTCCTCGCCGTAGAGCGCGGTGTATTCTTTCAGGGTTTCGGCAATAGCCGCTGGTGAAAGAGCGCCGGTGTCGTCGACGGTGAGGCGCTCGCAGAACCATCCGGGTGTGGAAAGTCCATGCTCATACAGGGCGTGTAATGAATTGCGTCCGCGGGGAGTAGAGATGAACGCCGCCCAGCCGGCATTTTCTTCCAGGATCGGCCTGTAGAAGCCCCAGGCGCTGGGGTTCGCGAGGGCAAATTCGGAGAACACGATACCCGCAACACTCGAGCCGATGCCCCCGCCGTGGACGACGCTGTCACTGCCCGTGACGTTGAAGGT